ACGGAGTTGTTGGCGGTTCATACGGTGTCGTTGAATCACATATTCAGCATCTTCTAAGCTAAGAGCAGACGGATCAGGGTGAAAGTCCCAAACAGATACAGGCTCTATACGAGGACATACCATGTCATAGGGGGAGTAAACACGTTCACCTTCTTCGTTTCGTGCCCACTTACTGATAGTTTTATTGTGATTAAGGGGTCCTTTGACGATACCTGTACCGAATAAAGCGGACTCAAAGATTGCAGAACGTAGAACGTTAACAGCGTTAGTTTCCAGAAGCTGGTCCTGAATAACCTTTTCTAAGCGACGAGCAGTCTCCTTTGCTGGAGATATCTGGGGTTCACCTAGTCGGGAGGGCCCTTCAGCAATCGGTGCGTTAGCAAACTCTTTAGCTAAACCACCAAGAAAGTCTCTTTCTCCGGGAGGTGTTGCTTGTGTAGCTCCGGGAGGTAGTTCTCTACCATCTCCCTCAAACCCGTAGGGATCAGCTTGCATAGCTTGATCTAGAGGAGTTTCAAGGTGAGCAAACTCAGCAATACCTTCTGGTACGGGCGTAGGCTCAATCTGGATGGGGAACTTTTTGTTCGCAAACAGAATATCAACGATCTGACCGTACGCTGCTAGAACTTTTGTTTTGGTTATCTTGAGAAATACCTTAGAACGTTCAGAATCCCGGTACTGGGTTGTTCCGTCGTTAAAATTACCACGAAAGTTTTTGTAGGCTTGAAGCCATCTCTGCTCGTGGTTGTACCGCCCAGTCTCTGCCGAACGGAATCTCTCTTGAATAAGTCCTGCCAGTCCCGGGGCGACCTCTGCAGCGTTTTCCACTACATCGGGCTCGTCACCGAACTCGTCATCGTCTATTGCCATGTTTTGCCCTTCAAAGGGTTAAGTGGTTAATTACTTACCGCTTTCGCCGTAAATGCTGTTGTCTTCAGCCATGCTCATGATGCCTGTGTCTGTAGGCTTAGTTTGTTTCTTGGGCATGTCTTCTGTGTAAACTGTAGATGCAGTTTTCATGTCGAACTCTGGACCTTGACGGTAAAGTTGGGTTTCTCCAACATTCTGGTCAACGGATTGTTTGTCTTGGCCCATGATGTATCCTGCGCCGTAGTTATAGTTGTTATTAGGCATGATGTTACTCCAATTCTTGCCGTTAGGGTTGTGGTATTAAATTGTTCATTTGGTCATCTAATTTAGACCGGGCTCGTTCACTTCGACGTTGCATACTTTCAAGACGTGAACTTTGTGCTTTTTTTACTAATTCCATTTCTTCTGGTGATCTTCCCATTTGTTCAAGATCGCCTGTCGTTATTGGGAGAGGGCTAACGAGTTCTTCGACAGCTTGTGCGCCACGTATAGCAGCAGTTCCGTACTCGCCCTCTTCAAACGCTTCTTTCGCTTCAACACCTTTTTGTTGTGCAGCGATACCTGCTCCTACGAATCCAACGAATGGAACGACTTTACTTCTCTTGGCAAGATCAAGCATTCTTTGAGTGTAGGTTCGATTAGCTTCAGCACGTTTTGCAACTGCTTCTGGATCTTCTGCTTGTGTTCCGGCGTTCTTCTGAGCTCTAGCTTCTTGGGCTGCGAGTCGTTCCTGTTCCGCCTTCTGTTCATTTAACTCTTGTCTAATTCTATTCCGTGTTTCAGAGTCTTCAGCTTTAATACGGGCGGCTTCTTCAGTAAGAGGACCTCGTGCAACAATAGCTTCTTGTTTTCCTGTTTCTGCAACTTCGTAACGTTCCTCTGCTTCTGCAGTTTTAGCTTTAACTTCAGTAGCCGCTAGTTTACGACGATCTTCAATAAGTTGTTTTTCTTCAGGTGTCAGTTCTCGACGTTCATCTGGAGCAAGAATATCGCCTTCTTCGCGGACAATCGGAATAGCTTCATTGCTAAGTTCAATACGTTTGGCAGATACGTTTAATGATGCAGGTAACTCATTAAGAGTCTGAAGACCTAACACCTCACCATACATATTCTGCAAGGCACGTAGAGCAATGGTAGGACGTGCTTCTTCCCCTTGACGGAGAATGCGCGATACATAATGCTCTGACGACATTTTAGCGAGAGAATCAAGAGTCTGCCCAGCAGACGTGTGCCCCATAATCTGACTTGCTTCTTCTGCATAGCCTAACTCTGACGCAATGATAGAGGGTATTAGCTTACGAAAATCTGCTGCTCCTTGAATCTCTCGACCCATCTCAGAAGCATACGGCTTGAGCAAGTCTCTAAGTCCACCTTCAGCGTTGATTGCAGTTGTCATTTTGTTAACAGTGGTATCAAAGATATTTGTTCGCCCTTCCTTCTCTGCTAATTCTGCAGCATCTCGTATAATCTCAAGGGCAACGCCGGGAATCTTTATTTTAGCACGAGTCTTTTGACCTCTTACTTTTTCTTGGAGTTGACCTGTTTCAAGATCGATATCATCCAACGTCATACCTGCGATTTCACCGGGACGTAATGGTACGAGAGAGTTAAGAGCAAGTGCAGCACGAGTCTGGGGGTCTTCAACTTTTGCAATAGCTTCAGCAATAGCTGGAAGCGTAATCTTTGCTTCTGGAACTGCCTCAAACTTTTTTGTACCACGCAGTTGTTTTCCTGCTATCAAACCTGCTGATTGTGCTTTAGCAGAGTAGTCTGGAAAGGGAGGTTCAATATCTTGAGCAGCCGCAGTGCCATTAATAGCATTCTGAACAGTGGTCAATGCAGCAAAGGGCTGACCTTTTTCTTTAGCTAGGAGTTCTAAATTAGCAGCTTCCCCAATTGATGTAAACGGAGCATCCGTTTCAATGCCTAGTTTTTTTAGCTTGTTACCGAAAGATTTAATATTACTGACACGTGATTCGGGAGCATCTTTAGTAGCAAGGTCTAATGCCTCTCCTACAGTCAAAGTCTTGTCGCGGAGTTTGTCTGCTAGTTCTACCATGCTCTAGTACCCGAACGTCGAATCAACAGGTTGGTACACACGGTCTTTGATGCCGCGAAGCTGATTATTAATTGTTGCGTATCCTGATGTTCTTGTCATTACCATGTATCTCAGTGCGTCGTAGGCGTGATCTTCTGCCTTTGTGTCTACGTCTTCGCTGTTCGTTTTAGACAGCGGAATACCTGCCAGTTGTTTAATTGTGTTTTGACAGGTGTTGAATATCTTCATACGGGGTTCGTTGGTGTATGGATCGTCGGATAGACGACGGTGTAGTTCCATCTTACCCGCTAGTCGATTCCGGTCAGAGGGTGTCCACCTCACACCGCACCGTATCATTGTCTCTGCGATAGACGGGCCCAGCCCAGTCTTGTTCCAACAGGAGGAGTCGAGTACCGTGTAGTGTGGAGGCTGATCGTCTGCTTCCATCTCCATGATACGGCTGGCGAGTTGTTCGCCTGTCATTCCTTTGCCGTACAGTTCACGGTAGACCCAGATGTTGTTGTCCCAGTCAATTGCGCCCCACAGGACACATGACGGAGAACTGTAGCCGTAGTCAGCGGCTCTGATGCGAGGCCAGTTGGTCGGCAACTCTGTAGGGTCAACCACGTGGCGCATCCTACTGAACTCTGGGAACGCTGCACCTTCGGCAACATCCCAGTCCCCGTCGAGGAGTCGCTTGCGCTCAACCTCTGGGAGGGAGCGTAGCATTGCCTCGTACTGTCCATCCGCCATGAGATATGGGTTGTCGGTCAGACGTGCGGGGATAAAGCGACGGTAGAACAGAGGCTGTCCTTCCTTCTCATGACCAGCGGGCCACACGAACGCTTTACCCGTTTCCATATCTATCGCTGGATATGTCGTGTTGTGTGGTGCTGCGTCGATGTACATCTTCTTGACCCACCAACCACCTACCCCACCGGGGTTGGCTGTGCAACGCATAGAGAGTTGCCCCATGAGTTCCGGATCGGTTGTACGAAGACGAGAACGAAGATAGTCCCATACGTAGGAGGACGGGTACTGTGTTATCTCATCGATGCCTATCCACGCAAACGCTTGACCCTGAAAGCGAGTAACGTCGCGGTCTTTTTCTAGATAGGTAAACCAGAGTGTTGCCCCAGAGGGGAAGTTCCACGTTGACTTTGATTCACGGAACACTGCACCGGGGAACGCTTTCGGATACAGTTGCTTTGACTTGTCTATAAGCTCCGTTAGTTCGTCTAGTGTGCGGCGGAGCAGAAGGCCACGAAAGTTAGCGTTATGACAATAACGTAAAGGATCAGCAAGTAGGGCGAAAGATTTACCACCTCCAGCCGCGCCACCATAGAGTACATCTTGTTCCGGAGCCGAGAGGAAATCAAACTGAGGACCATCGTTAGGCTTAAATACCACTTCAGAATCTTCAACGAGATCTCTGACTGATTTAGGTAGGCTGCCGATTGTGCCCTGATCGATGACACGAGATTTCTTACCGTTGATAGCATTTTCGACATTTGATGCTGCCTTCTTCTGTTCACGAACAACTTGACGATACCGTTTGGCTTGTCCTTCTAGTTGGTCCGCTTTCTTCTTGTTCCGACGGATTCTTTTCTGCGTCTCACGGCGGGCTGTTTCTGCACGGGAAAGGTTNTAGTTTGCTTTCGGTGCGTTAGGGTCTTTCTTAGGTCGCCCACGTTTGCGNTTGGGTGGATCGGTGGGAGTTTCATCCATAATGACTCTTCGGTGCTAGAACTTATTTAAAGGCTTTACTTAATACTTGACCTATAGTCATACCTATAGCTTTTTCAAAATCAANTTTNNCAGNTTNAGCAGAGGCTTTTTCTTTTTCAGTTTCAGCTTGTGATAGGCGTAGATCAATGATTGCTGCTTCTGACTGTTTCTTTTTAAGAGCGTCGTTGTAGGCTTTGTCTTCGTTAGACTTACGCTCTCCTTGAGTTCCCTCTTCAGTTCCACCTGCACGACGTCCGCGTTGTCCGTTGTAGTATGTTTTCATAACAATTAATCCTTCGGCCTCTCAGCTGGGCCTGATGTTGCCCCTTCAAGTATGAGACGCTCCTGATCTTTTTTGTATTCTTTTCGTGCAATTTTAGCCTCATCAGACAGCATAAATTTCATGAACGAATTTTCGTCACCTAGTTCAGATACTCCATCTGGATTAACTTTTCTAGGTTGGGTATAGTCGTTATCACTCATTGATCTGTATCTCCTTTTTCGGCGGTAACAGAACTACGCCGTGTACAGCTTGTACATTGTGGTTTATTGTTTCTTGTTTGCCGAGCCCTACACGGTTCAGGAGGGCTTCAGCAGCCCGTAGGCGTACTTCAGCACGTGGTTCGCTACCATCATCGTCTATTGTCGCTACAATGCGGTTGACGGCCTTCACTGCGTGTGCTGCCATGACGTGTTTGCTGCGCTCGATGATCTCTTCAGACAGTCTATCACGCAACCAGTTACCAGAACCCTCTGCGTAGCCCGCAGCTACGGCTGCAGCTTTGGTATTACCACCGTTGTCGAATAACTCGTCAAGGAACTTCACTTGCTTATCACTAAGCGGGGCCTTCTTACGCTGTTGGGGCAGTAGGTTCATGGGGTTCTCTATGTAGGGTGGGACTTGTGAGGCAGTAAAAGGACGTTATTGTCTATGATTGTTTCCCTTTTGCCGTTGCACAGCGGCCCTTAATACATATTCTAGTGATTAAAACAGGAAAGTCAACCCCTAATTTACAAAAAAATAAAATAATATGGGTAGTTTACGGATATTTCTCTAAAAAAACANACCGGGGGGTGCTTTTGGGGTTGACAAAACGGAATTTCACCTGTATACTCGGTGAGTAACCTCCCGGGTAATACACCATAGTGAANACCCCCTATAGGTTCCCCCTAAATGTTGCAGATTGGACACCCCTCACTGATCCCAGTGGGGGTTTTTTGTTGGGCAATCGGTCTCCCCCTACATGTTGCGACGGTTGCAGAAATGTCACACCCCTAAAACTACACAAAATATGGACAGATTGCATACAAGTACGGGTACAGGGGGGGTGGCCCTTGCCCGCCCTACGTCGTCACAAATATATTTCCCATCGGTGATGCCGTGGCAAACCCCTCAAAGCATACCCAGCCAGTCAAACCCCAGATGCACCCCGCCGGATAGCCTATAGGCGCACGG